ATTTTCGGTCGGTAAGATTACAAAAAGTAAGGGGGGGGACAAAAATCGTGCTACGCAGTATATACACACACAAGCTTAATAACGAACACAAACAAAATACATTTGTAGCACAATGCTAGTCATCGTCTTTGTTTTTATGTTAATATCAGATTTTATCTACGAGGTACCGAATGGAAGAAGATATGATGAATATGCAGGTAGACCCTGTAATGATGCCCGATCAAGGGACTCCGATGGGTCAGCAAATGCCAGCTCAAATGCAATCAGAATTAGATCAGATCTCTGGATCAGACCAAGAAGAGGCTAAACAAGCCCTCATGCAAATTATAAATATTTTACAACAAATGGTAGATCAAGGTGCCTCAGATGCTGAAATACAAGCATTTTTAGAGCAAGTTGGTATTACTATGGAAGAGCTACAAATGGCTAGGGAGATGTTCGGCATATAATGAAATTACGTGCTTTAAGAAAGCTTTTTCAAAAACTTACTGGTAGGAAGAATCCAGATGATTACATTTATGGCACTGATATTCCAATTGTTCCTGGCAAGCTGGATGAATTAGCTGAAGCAAGAATAATGAAAGAGGCTGACGATGCAGTAGCAAAAGCTAGAGCACAAGGTATGTTTGACACTCCTGAATACGCTGAATACGTAAAAAGATCTAATAAAAACATAGATAAAATTTTGGAACAATATAAAACAAAAACAGGACCTTTTCAAAGAAGTGGTTTACGTAGTATTTTAGACCCAAAAACAGATGCTGACGTGATGAAGCTTCTAAAAGTAGCTGGTCCAGTAGCGGGCATTGGTGCAGCTAGTATGTATGATGCTACAGAGGGTTTTACTGAACCTTACAGTTTAGATAATAGAATGTCGCTAGATCCAGAACAGATAGGTAGAGCAGCGGCTAAAATGGGCAAAAGTATTTCAGAAGCGGTAGATGAAGCCTCTGGACTAGTTGAGCAAGCAGCTATGCCTGCAACATTGTTTTTTATGGAGATACAACAAGGATACCAAGAGGAGCTTGAACGCCAAAGAAACATGGAAATGTATGGTCAACCTACCGTTCCAGAGCTTGAATCTGGAGCTATAGAACCTGTATCTCTATTATTTGCTGAGGGTGGTGCTGCAACTTTATCTAACAGAGATAAAGGTATAGCCTTAGCTATGGGTGCAGCTGGCATGGACAACGAACCTAGATTTGCCGAACGACCACCTTTTTCTCAAATATTTACTATCGAAAACGATATTAAAAATAAATATAGAGAGTACGAAATGGCTGTAAGAAACAATGAATTATTACGAGCTCAAAATTTAGTAAATGAAATAGATCAACTTGAGCAACAAAAAATCATGATTCGAAATCAAGCGGCTAGTCCTATGTCTAATAGAGACATGGAAATAGCCAATATCCTAGAATCTATATCTCAATAGCCTACCATGGCTGCACGTAAAGAAACACTAGCAGATCTTAGTACCAAGATATCTGAAGGTAACATCCGTGAAGCCTATCGTACCTTTGAAGAACTGCCTCTTGTAGATCAAATAGCTGTAAGTATCTCTCCTGGCGTAGGTGATGCAATCGCTGCTTACGAGGTTGGAGAGTTTGGTCGTAGAGCCAAAGCCAACATAGAAGCAGGCGATAGATTAGGCGCAGCGGGTAATATAGGCATATCTGCACTAGCAGGCGTAAGTTTGATACCGTTATTTAGATTCCTTCGTGGTGCTAGGGGTGCAACAAAATCTGGTGTAAAAGCAATTGATACTCCAACAAAAGCCAAACCCCCTATTGGCAAGTCGTTGCAACCCTCAGCACCGAAGGATCCACCTTTACCCGAAGTTGAGCCTTTCCAACAACGTCCCTTAGCTGAGCTTGATTACAGAACAGGCGGTGGACTAGATTATCTGGGTTCTTCAATCAATTACAACCAACTAAACCTTGGTTCAAAAACTCGTAAATGGCTCAATGGCTACGATCAACCTGATATTGGATCTTTGAAATCAAGCGAACAATCAAAAACAGTCACCGAATGGATTGACGCTATGAAAGCTGACAATCTGCCAGAGGGAGAACTTAAATTATTGCGACTGATAGATCCCGATGGTTCACCAAGCACAAGACTGCTTAGTGAAACAGAAGGACAAGAAACGGTAAGTCGTAAATTTTTAGATGATTACATGCAAAGAGCACAACGGGAATCGTTACAAATTCGCGGAGTACCTGTAGGAGAATTTGAACATCCAAGCTCAAAACCAACTTATGTAGATGTCGGTGATCAACGGCAGAATGTATATTTTATGCGAGGTACAGGCGAATATCGAAAGACACCAGATCATTACAGCCAGAGCAAATTTGACAAAGGGCACCGTGGCAACAGTGCCTATGTGTTTGATGGCGAAGCTATTACTCAACCAGGTGCAAGATATTTCACTGCAAGAGGCGATTTGTCTGCACGACAAAGAAATTCTATTGACAAAGCCTTTGAGAATATAGACTTACAACTTAATGACAACATAAAAGAAGTTTTTCGTATTCAAAGTGATTTTCAAAAAGAAGCTGCTAAAAAGTACAGAGAGCCTAGAAAACAGATTAAGAAAGTGTTTGAAGATGCTGGTGGCTTAAACGAGATAAAAAGAATTGATGAAACAGTTCAGCTTAGACTTGGTGCTCCTACACGAAACAGACCACTAGCCGCTATTTTAAAAGATTTTTTACAAGATACAGATTTAGGGTACTCAGATTTAACACAAATGCCTAGTGGGATGACAGGAGATACTTTTTATGAGTTTTTTGTTGATGGGATAAATCCCAAACTACGTAAAGCTTTGCTTGATAATGATGTGGCAACACAAAAAAGTTTGTTAGGTGATAACTACGAATACTTTACTAAAGGCTATGTGGACTACGAAATACCATCTGGTATTAGAGAGGAAACCTTGTTGATTCTGAAACAAGATTATATTAGGCCTGCAAGTCAAGGTGGCAGGTATAAGAAACCAAAAGCTGCGCAAATATTTAAAGATATTAAAGCATTAGATCCAAAAGTTACTGATGCCACACTTATGGCAAAAGGCTACAAAAATTTACGGGAATTGGATGATGAAGTACTAATGAAGTTAATAAAAGAATTACTTAAAAGAAGAAAAATAGAAGAGGTTCTTAACCAAAAAGTTGTGGTGCAACCAGGCACAGGATTCATAGATCCTAAACAACAAGCCGCGACAATGAAAAAACTAGCTGATTACAACAAAAAAGTTGCTAGAGTACAAAAAATTCAAGCAGATAAATTTAGAGGTATAGAACCCGACCCAGATGAAGTCATTGAATTACTAGATGGATTAGACCAAGAAATTATGGATCTTGGCATAACTGAGTTTTCTATAAAGCCAAGAGATATTGAAAGAATAACTGGCAGACCTCTTGCAGAGTCTTTGGATAAATCACCAGAAGAAATATTTTTTATGACTGAAGGCCAACGAGGCGGTAGACAGAAATACTTTGACGCAGGCCCCAGAGTAGAGGATCGTGTCAGAGCTTATTTTGATGATATTGTTGATATCGGCACCAAAGATATAGAATTAGCCGATGGTGTGAAAATATTGAAAAAAGCAGTAGCAGCAAAAACAGAAGGATTGCCTCAAGGCCCAAATTACAAAGGCGGTAGAGACAGATATACCATATTACCCATGAGAGCTAACATATTGAAAGCTTATAAAGAAAATGCTGATGGAGTAAGTATTATTAAAGATCAAGCAGTTAGAGAAGGTGGTGAAGGTAAAGTAGGTGTTATGCAAAATTATCAAGATGCTGCAGATGAAATAAAAAAAGTTCTCAAAGAATTAGGCGTAGATGAAAAAGGCGTTTTAGAAACAGTGGATACAGGATCAGAATTTGACGGTACTTACCTAAAATTTAGTCCAGAATTACTTGACGCAATAAGTAAGCGTGGTATCAACGCTTTTAGATACGGTGGTGCAGTTGATATAGACGCTATATTAGCTGAATTATGAAGCTTGCCCACTTATCAGATCAAGAGATTAAAGAAACTCTAGTCCTGCAAGAACGACTAGAAACGCTGAACAAACAAGAACAGTGTCATAACAGCTTCTTGTTCTACGTAGAACAAATGTGGCCAGAGTTTATTTGTGGTCGCCATCACGAAATCTTTGCTAAAAAGCTAGAAGATGTTGCTAATGGCAAAATAAATAGGCTAATTGTCAATATGCCACCAAGACACACTAAGTCTGAATTTTGCTCAACCTATTTTCCTGCGTGGATTATGGGTAAACAACCTAATCGAAAGATTATGCAAACCACCCACACAGGCGAACTTGCCGTTAGATTTGGTAGAAAAGTGAGAAATATGATGGATTCTGTTGAATATAAAAGAATCTTCGATGGCGTAGAACTGCAAGCTGATTCTAAATCTGCTGGTCGGTGGGAGACTAACAAAGGTGGTGAATATTTTGCCGCAGGTGTCGGTGGTGCTATTACAGGTCGTGGTGCAGATCTATTAATTATTGACGACCCACACTCCGAACAAGATGCTTTGAGTCCAAGCGCATTAGAGTCTTGTTGGGAGTGGTACACCTCTGGACCTCGACAGCGTTTACAACCTGGTGGTGCCATTATTGTTGTAATGACACGATGGAGTACGATAGATCTCACTGCAAAATTACTTGATGCACAGAAAGAAGAAGCTGCAGATCAGTGGGAGATAGTAGAGTTTCCTGCTATTTTTCCCGATACAAACAACGCTTTATGGCCAGAGTTTTGGGATATAACTGAATTAGAGAAGGTAAAAGCATCCCTGCCTGTGCAAAAATGGAACGCTCAGTGGATGCAGAACCCTACTTCAGAGGAAGGTTCGATAATAAAGCGAGAATGGTGGAATATTTGGGAGCATGACGAAATGCCATCTGTTAGCTATATAATTCAAAGCTATGATACTGCTTTTTCTAAGAAAGAAAACGCTGACTATTCTGCTATTTCTACTTGGGGTGTGTTTCGTCCAAACGCAGACTCACCTGATTGTTTAATTTTGCTAGATGCACAAAAGGGCAGATGGGATTTTCCAGAACTCAAACGTATTGCGTTTAATGAGTACAAGTACTGGGAGCCAGATATGACGCTAATCGAAGCCAAAGCCTCTGGCACACCGTTAACACATGAACTTAGAAGACTAGGTATACCAGTGGTTAACTACTCTCCTACTAGAGGACACGATAAATCCACACGTATGCACTCCGTTGCACCTATTTTTGAGTCAAGTTTAGTCTATGCACCTCAACGCAAGTTTGCTGAAGAGATGATTGAGGAGTGTGCTGCCTTCCCTTTTGGTAAAAATGATGATTTATGTGATACTATGACTCAAGCTCTGATGCGTTTTAGAGAAGGTGGTTTAGTATCTCTTGAGGATGACTATTCAGACGAAGAAAAAGCACCAGTTAGAAGGGTATATTACTGATGGCAATAGAAAAAGACATAAATCCAACCGTTTTAAATGAAGAAAACCAAGTACCGTTAGGTGAAGAAGGCGTAAGTGTAGCAATTGAAGCTTTAGAAATGGCACAAGACGGTGATTTTGTCATGCAAGAGGATGGAAGTGCTATTTTAGAGTCAGATTTGCAACAGCCTATTGAAAGTGGATTCAATGAAAACTTAGCAGAAATGTTAGATGAGACAGAACTCATGCGCATTTCAAATCAATTGATTGACGGCATTGAAAAAGACAAGTCATCGAGAGAAGATTGGGAGAAAACATACACAGACGGTCTGAAATATTTAGGCATGAAGTTTGATGATGAAAGATCTGAGCCATTTGAAGGTGCATCTGGAGTTATTCACCCATTATTAGGCGAAGCAGTCACAACTTTTCAAGCACAAGCATACAAAGAACTCTTGCCATCTGGCGGCCCTGTAAAAACACAAGTCATTGGTGCCTATGATGATGTTGTTGAGGAACAAGCACAGAGAGTTAAAGAGTTTATGAATTATCAGATTGTTCATGTTATGGAAGAATTTGATGAAGAATTAGACCAAATGTTGTTTTACCTGCCATTAGCAGGATCTGCATTTAAAAAAGTTTATTATGATGAAGGATTAGGCAGGGCAGTTTCTAAATTTGTAGCTCCTGAAGATTTGATAGTTCCTTATTTTACTACGGACTTAGAAACTTGCCCTCGCATCACTAATGTAGTGAAAATGCCTGAAAACGAGGTTAAAAAACTACAAGCTCTAGGTTTTTATAGGAAAATTGACATAGAAACAGGTGATGAAGAGTCAGTAACCTCTGACGCTAAGGAAGAAATTAACAAATTATCTGGTTTGGAGCCATCTTATGACACAGGAGAGGTGTCTTTATTGTACGAAGTGCATTGTAACCTTGAAATAGATGGTTTTGAGGATCTGGATGCAGATGGTATGCCAACTGGCGTAAAACTGCCATATATTGTAACTCTTGATGCTAATTCAAATGATGTTTTATCTATACGCAGAAATTTTGTAGAGACAGATCCCTTAAAAAACAAAATTGAGTATTTTGTGCATTTTAAGTTTTTACCAGGTTTAGGGTT